TAGCTCAAACTAAAAAACGTGGTAGACCTAGATTTGTAGCTCGCTCTACAGCAGAAAAGGTTCAAGAACGTGCTCAACGTCTTTATTCTCGTCAGCTTCAAGGTCAAACTACTCGTCAACTCGTAATAGAACATTCAAAAATTGAAGGAATTTCAGAAACAACTGCCTGGCAGGATTGGGATAAAGTAAAACACTGGAACACAGAAGATTGGGATAAAGATAGAGAAAATATGCTTCCTCGCTTACAAGCTATGAGAGTACGTTTATTCAATCAAGCAGTTAAAAAAGGTCAATTACAAACAGCAGCACAGATCCTAGACAGCCTAGGCAAAGTAATAGGTGAATCCGTAGAAACTGTAAACATCCAAGCTCCAGAACTTTCAATTAAAGTTGAATCCAAGTAACGAAGATTTAGAGAATATATTTAAGTTGCCCGCCTATGCAAATATGTTTGTAAACTTTTGTAACTATACCCCTATGTAATATCATTTTAGTATCAACTGATACAGAAGTGATATAATAAATCTGATACATTATAAATATGGTATAAAACATAATTGGTACATCGTGCGAAAACTTTTTTCCCTATGTACAAAATATGATTTTTTATCATGTGTATCTTTGACTTTTTAATACTTCAACTGATTCTTTCCTCAAATCGATTCTGAGAAGTGATAAAGCAAAGAACACAAAAACGCACCTAAAAAACCAAATAACCCTTCCTATGGACTTTCACAAGACTATCAACTTGGAGTTATCCAATAACCCTAAGTTAGCTTTTGAACTAGCTTTAAATAAGTTAGACGCTACTGTAGCCAATCCCGTAGACATTAGGTTTCTAATGTTTATGTATGCTACAAATTCGAAAGATTTAGAAAATCCTAATACTTTATTTTTTAAAGATAGGATAACCAAAGAATACACAAAGATTAGATATTAATTATCTAATCTTTTTTATCCCTTCCAAATTATGAGAACTTATCTATTAATTTTTTCATTCTTAATTTTAACTTGGCAAGCTATCGTAATTACTAATACGTTAGCTACAAGATTAGAACAGAGAACACAACAAGTACATCAACTACTTAAGGAGATTTAATATGGGTTATTCAAATCCTGATTACTACTACCATAAATTAATTATGGATTTAACAGTAGAAAAATCTGAACTAAAAAACCAAGTTATCAGATTAAAAAAACAATTAAACCAATTACAAAAGGAATCTAAACAATGTCAGAAGTAAAAACAGAAGTTATTTTTAATAATCCTGAAGACATAAACAATTCAGGATATGTAATTAAAAATCCATTTGCAACAGTTCAAACATTTAATACAGAAGATGGACAGGTTAAAATTCCTGTCTATTCTCTTATTCAAATTTTCTCAATGTTATATGTAGGTGAAAGAACTGGGAGAGATTCTAGTTTTATGAGATCATCAGCAGTAAAAGCACTTAATAAATATTTCAAATGTAAACATAATTATAAATTCTGGAGAGAAAGTTTAAGGCCGTTATATGAGTCTGAATACTATACAAAATAAAAAATAATTAACCCTAGAAAAAATCTAGGGTTTTTTTTCCAAAAAAAAAAAAAATTAAAAAATTAAAAAAAAAATAGACTAATAGTAATTAATAATATTTTGAATGTAAAAATTGAATGAAAAAATTGAATGTTTTTTTTATATCACTATGATATAATTAAATTAAATCTCACAAAATTAATTATGACTCAAACACTAATTAAAGAAGTCAAAGAAACTGCCATTGACTATCTTAAAAATAATGTATGTGATGACATCTACGGTTGTGATATACATAATGATATTTTTAATACTGACTATTTTTGTTGTTATACGTCAGATTGTAAAAAGTATCTTGAGCAATATGGAGTATTTGAAGCAATAGAAAAAGTTAGAGACTATGAACAGTTTAATTTCGGAAAAGTTACAACAGACACAAGCGATCCTTTTAAATTGCTTAATATGTTGGTTTATATTCTCGGTGAAGAATTTTTAAACAATTCAAATACTTTAACCAATACATATTGGAATGAGTATATACCAGAGAATGAATACGCAACAATTATTCAAGAATTACAAGAGAGTTAAAAAACTCTCTTTTTTTTATATATATATTGTATATATGATATAAATATGATATTATTTTTATAGTTTATACACTTTCTAAAATGCCAAAACTGAATGAAC